CTCAGCGGTTGGATGGTGTTGCCGTAGCCGGGCCATTCAGAGATGACACGGCAATCAGCAATGGTCTGCAGGTTGCTGCGGCGTTCGTATTCGCCACATTGCACGGCATCAGCGTCCAGCTCGTACACGCCGACGGCATACGGGTAGGTCTTCTCCACTGCGATGAAGATGAACCGCTCCGCAAAGGTGCCAGCGAGGTAGTGGTTTTGCTGGACGTGGTACCGCCACTGCGCAACTGACTTGGCAAACCCTCGCGGGCTGGCATCCGTCGTGGTTTTAAGGTCCACGATGGTGTTGCCGTTATGCCAGTCAGGGCGGCACTTGCAGCGCAGGCCGGTCTGGAGGTCATCCCACCAGAAGCTCTGCTCTGCCTTGCCGTCACGCAATAATGCTGCAGCAGCTTGATGGCTGCGGACACTAGCGGCCATTGCTAGCGCCTGCTCCATATCGGTGCTGGTAACGGCTTCGATGCCGGATGCTTGCATCTCGGCTTCCATCTCCTTACCAGCTTTGGTATTACGCGGTAGGCAGATGCCATACCGCTTGCTCAGCTCATCCGGTTCCAGCACTGCGCAATGGGTCAGGCTGCCTAACTTCATCGCAGCCGTCTGCACCGATGGCGGACGGTCTGGGTTGAGGTACCGGCTCCAGTAGTGGTAGGGGCTGGCAGCAACAGCGTGCAGGTGGCTGGCGCTAATGGCTGGGTCGGCGTGGTACTCAGCGTTGCTGGTCATACCATCGCCCCACTGCGCAGGCCTTGGTGCAGCCTGCTAGCGGTGCCGTAAGTGGCGACCATCTCGGGGAATGCGTCAAGGATGCGTTGCTTGTTGCCGGGATCTGCCTTCATGCCAGCTTGGCCGAGGGCTTGATAAAAGCTGCCGCCGTATTGGCAGGCGGTAGCAAGTGTCCAAAAAATGTCTGAGTCAGTCATTTGATCTGGCAGGCGTGTTGCTGCTGTTGGTGCGCCATCGTGGCTTGGTCGCGGCCACCGGCATAGCCAGCGGCGTAGATCGCTGCAAGCGTTACCAGTGCGGTGATGCGGTTAACCCAAGGGTTGGTGACCATGGTTCTCGGTGTGGGGTGCCGGGTCGTCCGGCTTGCGTGAATCCTACACCATGCGCCGCCCTCGTCAACCCTGCGGTGTCGTAATCCGTAACGCATCCTCGACGGACCTAGCCACGCCAGCGATGCCACCTGCCGCTTGGACTGCATCAAGCCACTGTTGCTGCTCTGGCCGGAGCCTGCCGGTAGCAGTCTTGACTTCTATAGAGGTAAACACCGCCACTTGGGTGCCGACCATCTCTGGGGTGATGGTGACGGTGCGCCAGCCGATGAGGTCAGCGCTGCCCTTGCACAGCCCAAAGCTGACCGGGCGGCCATTGGCATCACGCAGGGTGCCGGTGTTATTGCGGAAAACCCTGGTATCGCCCTTGCTGACAGCTAACCGGATCTCCTGTTGGATGCGTTGCTCGCTATCGCCCCCGCTGCGACCGGGCATACATCACGTGTTTTGCCCACGCTACCGCGTTTTTGTATCCCCGGCTTTGGCCTAGTGCAATCAGGTCCTGCAGCGACTGAGCACTCCCCTGCTCGCGTTTGCGTTCGCGGGCGGCTACCTCAACCAACTCTCCCTCAACCTGCTGCAGCTCTCTGGTTTCCTGTGGCGCAAAGACATGCCCGCACTCGCGGCAGACCTGCGCAGCGCTCATGCTGGTGGCAAAGCACACCGGGCACACTTTGACTGATGGCGCCTGCTCGCGGTCGCGCTTTTTGAGGCCATCCAGCGTCCATTCACGCGGTTCTAGGTGATGGCCCAATCGGAGAACGTTGCCGACGTGATCGAGTACCACTGCAGCAGCCTTGCCGGGTGATGGCCTTAGGCAGCGACCAATCATCTGCAGGTGCAAGCTGGTGGATGCAGTAGGGCGCAGCAGGATGCAGCCGCCAACGCTAGGCACGTCCACGCCCTCGCCGATGAGTGCGCAGCTAGTCAGGACCTTAATGCGGCCAGTACCTAGCGCCTGCAGCAGGTCACGCCGTTGCTCGCTGGTCATGCTGCCATCAATGCTGGCGGCTGGGATGCCAGCACTTATAAATAGACGCGCCACTGCCTCGGCATGGGCCACTGAGCAGCAGAACGCTATCGCCGTCTGGCCATCGAGGTGCTTGCGGTAGTGGCTTAGGCAGTCGCCCATGATCGTGCCGATACGGTGCTCGGCCTCTTTGGTGTCGAAGTCGCCCATCCGCTTGCGCAGGCCAGTGGTATCAAACCCCGGCGGCCCAAACACGCGGGCGCTAGCCAGGTAGCCGTTATCGGTGAGCCACTGCGCGGTGGGGCCTTCCACCATCGCTTGGTAATGCTCGCCTAAGCCGCGACCGTCGAGGCGTATGGGGGTTGCGGTGACACCCAGCACATGCGCAGATTGGAAGTGCTCAAGCACCTTGGCCCAAGTGCCGGCATTGCTGTGATGCGCCTCGTCGATGATGACGAGCTGGAAGAAGTCACGCGGCAGCTTGTGCAGCCTGCGGGCTACGGTTTGCACGCTGGCGACCTGCACCGTATGGCTTAAATCCATGGCGCGACCGGCTGCAATAATGCCATGCGGTGCCGGAATTGCACGGCTGGCTTGATCCAGTAGCTCCTGACGATGCACCGCGATCAGCACGCGGTTGCCCTTGCGTGCGGCAGCTTGGGCGATGTGGCTAAAGCACACGGTCTTGCCAGCGCCAGTGGGCAGCACTGCCAGCACCTTGCGGTGCCCTAGCTGGTACTGCAGCCGAATGTCGGTTACTAGCTGCTGCTGGTAGGGGCGGAGGTTCATGACGCAAATTAAAAAGTATCGGAATGCTTAAGTGAATCGATTGGCAGCAACTCTGATTTAGGAACGAAAAAAGCTTTTCTTCCGCCAGCCGGATCCTTGATCCATTTTTTATTCATTGCGTCCTTACTGGTAATCCAACCATGGATTAAAGTTTGCCTAGCTTCAATTGTTACCAATACAAGTATCTTAAGAAGGCTTTCGTCAAGCTGACAAATTAAATCATAATAGTGCTTTGACCTTGTTTTTACGTCTATATTTGGCGGGAGATCACTGCTGCCTCGACGCGGAATTTTTTCTGCGTAAAGATATTCCTGCAGGCCAAGGTATTTTGCAACCGCAAACTCACCTGCGGCGCCAAGAATATGCATCTGCAAGGCTTTAGCGCCGATATCTGGCCCGCCGTTTCTGCCACTCACTCCGTTGGCTTGGTTCTGGTTTTGACGCCTAAGAGCTTCATTGTTTATTGCCTCCCTATCGGCATCGGAAAATTCAATAGAAACAGACACGGCTTACCTTGGTTTGATGGTAGTAAAGGTTCATGGCTTATCAATGCCAGCAGGCGAGCCGATAAAGGACCATTGATACCCTTCCCTTTTCCAAGTCAATTCCCATACGTTTCCGTCTTCGTCGAGGGCATACAGGCATACGTTGCCATCAGGGCAACTGTTGGTCGAAATCTGAATAAACTTTGGCTCGTAGCGCATGGTGACTGTGCAGTGCCTTGACACCGTAACCTCGGAGGCTACAGTTGTCAAGCACCTCAGCCACGCCCATGCAGCTTTGCCGTCCATTTAGCCTCCGCTTATCCCCAGACCTGTTGGTATGGCTGGATTCTTGGCGTGCTGACCGCATGTCACGCGGCACTGCCATACGCCTGCTGCTAGAGCAGTCGATGCGCCTGCACCGCGACGGCATCCTGCCAGCTACTGACCGATGAAGGAAATTGATTTCGACGAGGCCCGTCGGTTTATTGCCCTTCTCGGCAAACCGGCAGGCGCCATCAGGTTGCGCGCATTCCTCCACGCTGAGCACCCCGACAAGCCAACCGACAAAGGTCGCAAAGGTGGCAGCAGCAAGCGGCTTATCACCGAATGGCAGTCCGAAGGTCGCGGCGTTTATGTCGTTGTCAACGATGGCGGTGACACCAACGCCGACATCACCACCTGCCGTGCCTTCTTTGCTGAATGGGATGACCGACCCAAGGAATGGCAGCTCACCGCATGGCAGGACCTCAAACTGCCAGAGCCGACGATGCAGATCGACACTGGCGGCAAGTCCATCCATAACTATTGGGTACTAGCTGACCCGATCACCCCAGCCCATTGGGAGCTAGTACAGGCTCGCCTACTCGATTACTGCGATGCCGACCGCAGCATCAAAAATGCTGCCCGCGTCATGCGCCTGCCTGGCACCTACCACGCTGGCCCCGATGGCATCCTCGGTGAGCAGTGCCGCATGGTGTCATGCAGTGGCGCCCACTACGCAGTATCTGACATCGAGTCGGTGCTGCCATCTGAGACGTATTACCAGCACGAGGCGCCCGCCCGCACCTACACCGAGCAGGCCGAGCGCGGCATTGACGACATCCGCGAAGCACTCGCTGCAATACCACCCCGCCAGCCAGGTACCGGCACCTACCACATCTACCGCAACATCTTTTGGGGCCTCATCCAAGCCTGCGGCAGCCCCGAGCAGGCCATTGCTCTTATGCAGCAGCACAGTCCGCAATGGCAAGGCCTAGAGCAAATTGCCAGCTCTGGTGGTGACCAGATCACTGCCGGCACCTTCTGGTACTGGGCGCGGCATCACGGCTGGCGGCCACCAACGCCAACACGCAAGCGGCCCAAGCAAGCCGAACCGACTACCGCTGAAACCATCAACTGCCAGCTCTACAGCAAGACGGACACCGAATGGCTTGATATGACCGTTCAATACGTCTTTGAGTACCCAGCCGTCCGGTGGATTTGCGTCGATGGCATCCTCCACCGCTGGTGCGGCACCCATTACCAGCCCACAACTGATGAGGAACTAGCGCCCAGCATTGCTCGGCTTTTGTCCATGCTGCATGTCGTAGATGGCAAAACCGGCGAGCAATCGCACCCATGGAAGCGCCCTAAATACGTCGATGAGGCCCTTGCATGGATGCGGCGTTTACTGGAGCCAGTAGCCGTCAACCCAGCCAATGCCATTAACTGCGCCAATGGTGTGGTGTCCTGGCTATGGAGCGGCAAAAAGCTGGACATCACATTCCAGCCACACACTCAAGAGCAAGCATTTACCTACGTCACCAACTACAACTACGACCCAGAAGCCAATGCCCAGCATCTGTGGCGGTTATTGGAAGCCGTGGAACCCAGCGACCGTGACACGCTTCAACGCATCCTTGGCAGTGGCCTTGACCTTTCCAAATACCGCGCCACACGCGGCAGACCTAGGGCTGTGCTCATGATTGGTGCTGGCTCCAACGGCAAGGACACCATCCGCACCGCATTACGCGACACCCTTGGAAGCCGGAATTTCACCTCCTGCACTCTTGCCGACTTCCGCCAATACGACCAAGGCCGCAAATTCCCTATCGCGCCGCTTCGTGGTGCATCCGTTAACTGGTCCAGTGAAAATAGCCAGTTTGTGCATATTGATAACCTCCAGTCACTGAAGGCTGCAATTAGTGGCGAGGAGCTGTCATATGAGCTGAAAGGTGTACAGGAATCGCAGTTCGTACCATCTGCGCTTTTTGTATTTAATCTCAACAAGGACCCATCCCTGTCCGGCGACCAAGTTGCTATTGAGACGCGGTTTCATGTCTTCAAGTTCCGCAAAACTTTTATGGCAACACCTACCGAATCAAGCCATATACAAGCTGACCCACGCCTTAAGGATGACCCATTTTTTATCCAGCAGCAGATATGCCCGGCATTCCTTAATTGGTTGCTTGAAGGTATGGCACTCAGCATGGCCGATGGCATTGACTACGCCTCCGGTAGGCAGGCAATGGAAGATGTCCGCCGCGCTAGTTGTCACCTATGGGAGTTCTGCGATGCCGTTGGATTGACCTACGAAGAAGGTAGCCAGGTGTCAGTTAAACGGGTATGGGATGTCTTACACGCCTGGTACCGCGAGGAGGGGTACTTAGATGACCGCGACCGTTGGTTGGTGGACCCGCCGGCAGACCGCACCGTTAAGGCGGCTCGGCTTTTGGTGCCGGCATTGCGGCAGATCTTCCCCAAACTTGCGTCCGCCAGAACCGGCAAGAGCCGCGACCGGCTTATCACTGGTCTCAAGTTGGACGCATGGTGACGCAGTTGGCGGACGCAACTTGCGTCCGCTACCACCCTTGGCGGACGCAAAGGCGGACGCAAAACCCCTTGCTATTACTCTCTTTTCTTTAGGCGGACGCAAATAGGGGTATATAAACGCCTATAGAAAAAAGAATGGTTATGTAACGGGGTGAACATTATGTAAACTATAGGGGGGAGTAGGAGAAGGCCGATTTTGCGTCCGCCTAGTGTTTGCAAGGCTTTTGGCGTCCGCCTAAGTGCAATTTGCGTCCGCCTTCGCTGAAAACCCAGTCATAGCCTCAATTTTTGCGTCCGCCTTCCCATGCAAGAGATCAAAGTCCGTTTTCAGCCGTCAGACATCGCCGCCTTGGACCAGCAGGTGGCCACCGCTGGCACCACCAGAGCGCAGCTCATCCGTGACAGAGCGTTAAGCCTCCCTGTTGCACGGTTGACCACGGTGGATTACCATGCGCTGGTGGCTGATGCTGTTGCCGCTACTCGTGGTGACCTGCCTCGCCTTCAGGTGGAATATCTCGTTGCTTATGTCATCACCAAACTTGATCAACATTCCCGCCAAGCAGTCGCCGGTGATCAACCGACTCCATGACTGCATGACGCAAGCGCTGGCATATGCCGCCGCCATCCGCGACAACGCACAAGATGACGGCGTGCCCATCCCCGTGGAACTCGTCGCCAGCTTTGAAGACGATTACAACAACATCATCGCCGCACTCCATGAAGCTCATCACCTCGCAGGTTGACCTCGACCACGCGCTACGGACCATCGCACCAGCCGTTGGCATCCGCAGCTCGCATCCGATCCTTGACTGCTGCCTCATCACCGCTGCTCGTGGCACTGCCACCATCACCGGCTTCAACCTTGACCTCGGCATCACCGTCACCATCACAGCCGCAGTCGATACCGCTGGATCCGTTGCATTGCCGTATCGGCTCCTAGCTGGCCTTGTAAGCCGCATGGACGATGGCGAGCCTGTGACCATCGCAGACGGCGCTGTGAGCGCCTCTGGGGCGTCCTATGGCCTTGCTGCGTGTGATTCAGCCGATTACCCGGCAATGCCTGCTGTAGAGGCTCCTAGCGCTGACCTAGACATCACCGCTGGCGTGCGTGCCTGTCTCATGGCCGCCAGCACCGACGCATCCAAGCAGGTGCTACAGGGCATCCACCTCGCCAACGGCTACATGGAGGCCACCGACGGTCATCGCCTCATCCGCCTTGCAGTGGACCTGCCCGATGGCGTTAACCTCACCCTGCCAGCCAGCACCATGAAGCTGCTGCAAGACCGCACCGTGGGCATCGCAGCCGCCAATGGTCAAGCGGTCATCGATGCCGGCGATGGCATCACCATCTACAGCCGCATCCTTGACGGCGCATACCCCGACGTGGCAAAGCTCATCCCCACTACCTTTGAGCACGTCATCACCCTGGACCGTCATCGTTTCGCACGCTGCCTAGAGCGCGTCGCGCTCATTGCCGAGGCGCATAACTCAGTCGTCAAGCTCACCGCCACACCCGGCAGCCTTACCATCACCGCCGAAGCTGATGCCAGCAATGGCAAGGAACTCATCACCTACACCGGCACCGCATCTGGCGCCTGGGCATTCAATGTCCACTACCTCCTAGATGGCCTCAAGGCATTCCGCTCTGCAGAATCCGTTACACTGTCAGCAAATGGCCCCACGACTCCTGTAGTCTTGACGCCATCTAATGCATCAGATCAGACTTACCTGATAATGCCTGTGCAAATTCGTAACTGATTCAATGGCGCGCAAGTGCACTAACGCTGAAGCAGATCAACGGGTAAATGCCGTTTATGATCTGCTTTTGCGCGCCAATAGTAGAGCGCAAATCATTCGATTTTGTGCGGATTCATGGGATGTTGGCGAGCGTCAGGCCGAAAATTACATGGCTCGCGCTCGTCAGCTCATGGCGCTTGATTCTGAGCTAGCGCGTCCGCAGTGGCTTGAAGCTGCTTTATCCCGGCTGCAGGAATACGAACGCCGCGCATCAGATAAAGACCAACTGGGAACTGCGCTGATGGCGCTTGAAAAGCAAGCGCGGTTGCTGCGATTTGAGATGTCGTGAGCCTTGTCGCAGGCATCTGCGAAGATGCGCCGCTGCTTAGCTTCATGGAGATGCCAACAGCGGCATCCATGGATGAGCTGGTAACAAGCATCCGCAGCGACCTACATCCCGGGCAGCTTGCATTTGTGGATGATGCCACCACGCAGATCATCGGCATCTCTGCTGGCTATGGCGCCGGCAAGACACGGGCATTATGCGCCAAAGCGGTGATGCTTGCCGCGGCCAATCAAGGTTTTATCGGCGCTGTCATGGAGCCCACTGGCCCATTGATCCGCGATATTTGGCAGAACGATTTCGACGACTTTCTAGAGGCATACGACATTCCCTATACATTCCGGGCTAGCCCGCTGCCGGAGTACACGCTGCACCTGCCAGGCGGTGACACCAAAATCCTGTGCCGCAGCTTTGAGAACTGGTCACGCATTATTGGTTTGAACCTTGCTTGGGTGTTGGCCGACGAGATCGACACGGTGACGCCAAACATTGCCAACAAGGCATTTCCAAAGATCCTTGGCCGCTTGCGCTCAGGCAATGTCCGGCAGTTTGCCGCGGCCAGCACGCCCGAGGGTTTCAGGTGGATGTGGAACACCTTCGGCAGTGATGATGCCCAGCAGCGCACCGACCGCAAGCTCATCAAGATGCGCACTGCTGACAACCCCCACCTGCCACCGGACTTTATCGAGCGGCTGCAGGCCAACTACGACCCGCAACTGTTGCGTGCATACCTCGACGGCGAGTTTGTCAACCTCACCACTGGTCAGGTCTATGACCGCTTTGACCGCAGCAAGCACATCACGACCAACCCGCCAGACACCAGCCGTGAACCGTTGAGGATTGGCGTTGACTTTAACGTTGGCAACATGTCCGCCGTTATCGCCATCCGGCAGGGCAGCACCTTGTTAGTCATTGATGAGATCAGTGGCGCCCATGACACCGACGCATTGGCGCAGGAGATCCAACGGCGTTACCCGCAACGGCAGGTGTACATCTACCCGGACGCCAGCGGCGGCAACCGCAGCACCAACGCAAGCCAAACCGACATCCAAATCTTGGAGTCCTATGGCTTCAGCAACCAATCACCACGCAGTAACCCTCCCGTTCGTGATCGGGTGGCTGCTGTTCAGGCGCTGCTGGAAAATGGCAAAGGCCAAGTCAGGCTCACCATCGCCGCCACCTGCCGCAAGGTGATCGAGTGCCTAGAGCTGCAAAGCTACAACGAGAAAGGCGACCCCGATAAGGATGCCGGCTACGACCACATGAACGATGCACTGGGCTACGTCATCTGGCGTGAGTTCAACCCACTCCACGCAAATGCTGGACGCGGGACTGGCATTAGGCTATATTAAACCCGCCCACCATTTACTATTCAAATGCTCACTGGTGCTGAACTGCTCGCCAAAGTCAAGGAGCTTGGCGACTGCAATAAGTCTGATATTGTCCGCGCTTGCGGTTACGTCAAAGCTGACAAGCTGTGCTTTACTCAGTTCTACGAAGCGCTGCTGGAAGCCAAAGGCCTCAAACTGACCACACCCAAGAAGCCGGGTCGTAAACTCAGCTACAAGACCAAGGTGCAATTCAACGGCAACCTGATGGTTGGCAGTGCCTACCTTGACGAGATGGGCTTCAAGCCTGGTGATGGCTTTGAGATCAAGGTAAACCGCAATAGCGTTACACTGACTGCAGCTTGATGCGGTAACGGGGTCACATGTACACGGGTTTCAATTACTA